GGTAATAGCGGAGGCAAGGGCGACAGCAGAAGCTACCACACCCCACCAAGGGTTATCCTGAATCAATTGAATAATTGTGTCCATAATAAATTATATGCTTATATTCTATATTACACAACCGTAAATTTAAGGGGAAGAATTATATTCTTTTATAGGAATACATTCTGCCTACATCATAATCATCGGTAGTATAATACTGCCATCCGAAATCGGCCCATCCAAAAGAAGATGTTACTTTAACCCCTATAGGCTCAAATCTCTCGAAATCCTTCTCCCACCACCCATCATTATGTAAGATTAATTTTTTATTAATATGGGGATAACAATTAGCTATATTCATAGGACCGCTATTTATACCAATAAAAATAGCACTTTCTGCAATTAATTTAACCGTTTCCCATGTGGAGAGACCTCTTTTATCTATAAATGGAGAGTCGTAATCTTTTTCAGAGCCAATTTGAAATATTTCATAATTTGAATATCTTTTTTTTATTTCATTTAAAACATGAGAGGGTATAAACTGAGGGGTGCTATTACTCGGGCCAACATGAATGGTAATCTGATTGGTTTTAACTTTATTGGGGTCTTCATATTTGTAAAGGCGCGGGCCTCTCGGAAACCCCATTTCTGGTTGAGTAGCGGAATCTATCCGAAGAACTCTATTGGCCCACTCAGATCTAGAGGCAGTTGAAGTTTGAAACTCAGGTCTCCACAGGCACACTACAATGAGATGTTTTCTTTCTCCTTTTACTTTCATTGTAAAATTTGCTGTCCTTTGAGGATTTACCCAATCCTTTTCCTCACAATATACACAAGGAATACCCTCAAAAAACTCACCATTAGCTCGTTTAAATTTTAAATCCATAAAGCCCTCTACATCTCTCCTTATGTATGGGTTATGATCGAAAACCCAAGATTTCTTGATATCAATCAGCTTTGTGCCATAAAACTTGTAAAAAGATTCTGGAATACTGGTCCATTGAATCTTATCTCCTATTCCCTTGCTGCCCTCAATATTTATTGCAACGTCAGTCACCTAGCTTAAGTCAATAGATTGGGGGGCGATTTCTGCCAGTTCTTCACATATCCTGTCTATCTCGTCAGGCATCATGTGGCGAGCATTATTCCTAAGCTTTGTGACCTCCCACTCAAACTTACAAAACTTATCCCCCTGAGTTATATTTTTTTTATTTTGGTTATCATAAATAAAAGTATCAAAAACCTCATATCTTATAGGGTCGATACATTTCTCAATGGGATCAAAGGTTGACCTACTAGTGACATAATCGAAAATGTCATACCTGCTTACTTTAATTTTGACTTTTTGCATTAGTCTAATATACCAGATTATATATTAAACTGCGGGAAAAATCTAAAGAATCCTGATCCTGCTCCTGATTTTTGAAACGTGCCTTTTCTTCTCCAAAACGGAACCACCTTCTCTGCTACCAGCGCCGTTTGTGTTGCCTTCAATGGTTACTACATAACCGCTTGAGTCTGCGTCCTTTACGGCTAAACCAATATGAGAAAAAGTAAATACAACGATATCGCCAGCTTTAATGTCTTCGTTTGTGGGTTTTCGAAGCTCTACACCATTTGTGCTTTCTTGCTTCGCCCAGTTCTCAAAATCCCAAGCTCCAGCGGTTCTAGGTCTTTTGAATCTAGTATTCTCGCCCTCGATAGCTTCTCTGACTAACCAACAAATAAAAGCCGCGCACCAAGGCCAGCCTTTGTCTGCGTCTAGCCATGTAGCAGCTTTATACTCATCTACCCTTGGACCACAATTACTGCCGTCAACTTCAGAAACGCCAATTTCTTCTCGCGCCAAGGAGACTATTTTTTCTCCTATGCTACCGCCAGAGACAGCGGGTTCTTTGGTAGATAGTTTGGCTAAAATGGCATTCCAAGTTACAGGACCGTCAGCGCCATCAGAAGACACTCCAAGGAGTTTCTGCACAGCTTTAACTACTTCTTTTTTGCCTTTAAAATTCATCTACACCTCCTGCTAAATGACGCACATATCGACATTACAATCGACAAGACAATGGCTAAAACCATAAAATCAGAGAAGGTTTTAATCTTCTCATGGAGAACCGCAGATTGTTCTTCATTGTAATACATTTTCGTATCCATAATGTTATTAATGGCCTCAATTGTTGGATCGGTCATCTCATACATTCTTGGTATGGATTCTTTAATGCTCTCTAGATCATTTGTATTGCCCCACTCAATTAATTCGGTGACATAAGCGTTTATTTTCTTTTCTTGTTCAAAAACAAAATTTGCATACTCGACCTCTTTGGGAGTAATATCTTTTTTGTATGCCGCCAAATACTCATCTTTATAACCGCTCTCCTCTTGTAAAACTTCCACCATTTCCGCTAATTTCATCTGCCCGTGGGAAGTTTTTACTACTGAATCTACAATAATTACTCCATACCAATCAAAACACATCCCTATCTCCATGATAGATGACTCAGATTGTCGGGCATTTTCCGCAAGAGTTTTATTTATGTCATCAGTAAGGGTTGCCCCCTTGAAACCAAAGGCTAAACAAATAGCGGCTAAACAGTAAACAATAAACTTTGGTCTCATTTTTTAATGAATTTTTCTGGGTTTTTAGCGAACTTTTCGCCCAATCTTACTATTCCGCTAATAACCTCTGGACTTATTACACCAATAATGCCATAGGTGATGGCCTTGGTTAAGGAGGATACATCAGTTTGCTCTAATACAAACCAAGCTATACCAGCAGCAATTGCTGCGGTTGCCACCCTTTTAAACTGTTGTTTCAGCGATAGTCCCGTGCTCCCTGATAAAAGCCTCGCAAACATCGCAGCAGCACCAACAAGGGGAACTAGCCATCCTCCGTTAAGGAATTCTTTTAATAGAGACTTTTCGGGTTCCATGTAATAGTTTCTACACAAAAAAAGCCTCCCGCGAAGGAGGCTTTTGAATTTTGTATTTTAAACTAATTTAAATTAGAATTTATAACTAACTCCTGCGCCTACAACCCACTCTTCATCCACTTCAAAAGAAGACCCTTCAAAGTCATTATTATTGAATGAGGCTTTAGCTGAAACAGAGAGTTGGTCTGTAATGGCATAACCCGCCTTTACACCAAGCTCAACTGCCGTATATTCATCGGCAAGGTTTACTAGAGCAAAAGGTGAAAGCGTGAGATTTTCGACAGCAGTGGAGATATCGTAAGAAGCTCCAAGCTCAACTCCAGTCCAGTCATTTTCAGTTTCGTGCCACACGGTAGCGGTAAGGTCTACAAGCCAACTATAAGAAAGGCCAGCAAAGATCTCATCACGATCCCCTAGAATTGATTCTACACTTCCGATTCCTGCAATAAGGCCGAAATCTTGACCAAGGAGACTAGCTCCTCGGCTATAACTAAGCGAGAAGTCTAATTCGCCGCCGTTATCAGTGTCGCTTAAAGCCCAATCATAGGCTAAGGTGCCGCCTCCAAGCGGAGCACTGAGAGAGGCTACCCCTCCAATGGAGTCGTCTCTTACAGCCAATCCTCTATGAGTGCTGAAGTTAGAAATAGAAGCTCCAGCCTCAACACCAAGGGTGTCTGCGAGGGTTGTAGCTTTAACTGCGCTGATCATTGCAGCGCCCATAAGCAGTGTTGTAAGAATAAGTTTCTTCATGAGATTGATTATATATTACAGAATTGTAATGGTCAAGGGAAAATTTATCAAAAAAAGATAAATTTAAGATCCCTCTTTTTCGAGAGAAGCTGGAGCCTCAATTGAGTCTGATTGAATGGTGGGGGTAATATCTTCCTCGGCAGTTTGGGGGTTAGAAATAATCTGGGGGGGAGAATTCGCTTGATTGCGAATTTTTTCAGAAATAACAAGAGCGGCTTGCGCCACATTAAGGCCACCAGATTTTACAGCAATATCCAAAAGTTGAAATAATACCGAAATCTCTTCGTCAGATAGTTCTACGCTTTTCATAAATATAATACTATTATAGATTATAAATACAAGAAATCAAGGATAAGTTCTAAAATTTCCTGTCCCTGTATATCTAAACGCAGGATTATAAGGCTCAAGAAAAAGCCCAGTGTCTCCCCATTGGCCAGTAAGTGTGTCAACCTTCCTGTTGTATTCTTGAATATCTTGGGTAAACTCGGCATACCTATCTCCTGTAGCACCAGCACCGCCACCACTGATAAATTCTCCAGTTAAGACGCTCCTGTATTTTTGCCATACCCCACTGCCTGTAGAAAAGTCGGTATGAATGCTATCTCTAATAGCGATGCCAGTTATATAAGCCATTACTACAATCTACACTTAAAAACATTTATTTTCCGCTAGGGAAATAAAGCTGCCTCTCTAGCCTTCTGAATCTAGCGTCAGAATGCCAAATTTCATCCTGTTGCGGGGTATAAACTCCTTTACTTGTCTCTATTGGAGTCCCTTTTAGCAAAGTCAGAGTAGAGGGCTGATAAATGTTTAAAGGAGTTGTCTTCACGGACGAGTTCGTCGCGCAAGAGGTCAGCGCGGTCAGCATCACCATCGTTAGCCCTAATATCCTCAATCTCTTGAATAATTCTTTTTCTTTCTTTTTCATGGTCACGCCTTAATTCTACATAAAATAATTTATTTTTTAAAGATAAATATAACTCAACTGATTTTAAAACAGATTTAATTAAGGAAAACATCAATATTCTCTTCTACATATTCCTTTACACTTTTC